TTAATGGACTGACTTCACCCGGCCGGAAGGACCGTCGATCATCACTTGCACGATCCTACCATCTTTCTGCAAGGCCATGATGACATAAACGAGAGCGTCGCTGTTCCGGCAAAGGTTGGCCCTCAGCACCTCCGCATTCGGCACCTGCCGCCGGGCGGTCATGACCGCGAAAGCAGGCGCGACCACGCTTTTGGAGGCCACGGCCTCCTGCATGTCGCGGGTGGGCAAACAGTTCTGGAGCGCCGACGTCGCGCTCTGCGCATACGCCGCACCCGTCAGTCCCCACAGAACAATGATTGACCAAACCAGTCGCATGAAAGAAGACATGCGCCTTTCGCACTGAACAATTCCTGAATGTTACTCTAATTCAGGATCTGCTTCGTAGCCAGGATACGGAAAACCGTCGAGGCAATGAAGCTCGCCGCTGCGACCAGCTGGACCACGGCGTCCGCAAAAGCCCCCGTACTGAGAGCGGAAGCGTCAAAACCGAACAGGCCGAGAAGAAGAGCGGCCAGGCCGGTCAGGTTGGACCAGACCGTGCGGCTGGCCAGGATTGTCTTGGTGTTGATCATGTCAGGCGTCCTTTTGAAGAGAGGTTGAAGCATGGGCGAGCCGGAGAGCCTCCTGCTCGACCGCAAGAACCCGCCGACGCCATCCCCTTCCGAAGACGGGCCAGATGGCGAGGCGGGCGAGGAAGCCGAGACGGGCGCGGGTAAATGCGCGGATCGTCTCCGCGGGATCGGCTTTCCCGGCGGCCTTCACGGTCAGCGGGCCGATCAGGCCGTCGACCGGCACCGCAAGCGCTTCCTGGAAAAGGCGGACAGCACGTCCCGGACCCGAATTGACGGCGGCATCAAAGACCGCGAGAGCAATGCCGAGAGGGAGCTCCTCTCCGCGGATAACGTCCCAGTAAAAGCGGCGGTAGATGGCGCCCGCCTCGGCTTGTGCGAGGTCGCGGACATCCTCGACTGAGGCAGGACATCCGCGAGCGCGGGACAATGTCTCCCGGGTGATCCCGAAATTGGTCGCGCCGCCGGGATCGAGCCGATGCTGGACGAAACCGCCCTCATGCGTCAGCACGACGGCGAGCGCCTCGTCGAACGAGGTTCTGGCGGAGGTCATCTCTTAAAGCTCCGCCTGCAAACCGATATAGGCGACGTTGCCGAAATAGATGTTTCCGATGGAGCCGGCCGCACCGGTGAACGACGTTCCCGCAAGAAACCGCAAGACAACGGACGTGAGTCCGGCAACAGCCGCTGTCAGCGTCACTCCGCCCGTTTGAACAGCCCATGTCCCGGCGACATTGTCGAAGAAAGCGGCTTGGTTGCCGGACGGACTCGCATTCGCCCAGGTGAGCCCGCTTGTCGCCAACGTCGGAGCGGCGCGCATTGGAACAGGCAGACTGAAAGGGATGTCGATGATGTTGGTCGAGACGCGCTGCGCCAGCGCGCCCAACACCATGGGAGGGCCACCGCCAGCCGAGATCCTTTGATAGTATCGACGGCAGCGGAGTTCTTCGACTTCAAATGGCTCGGCGACCCAAGGGGTCACATTGGGTCCAAGTTCCAGCTTCGCGCATTTGAACGAACAACTGACGCTCGACTGGAACCTGACGGTGATGTGACCGGTATCCGATGCGCCGAGTGTCACCGTCGCCGAACGACGCCCCGCCCCTGCCGGAATCGTCGCGGTCTTCGAGCCGATCGTGACCGAAAGCGGAGCCGTGGGATCTTCGACGGAAAGAGTGAGCGTGCGGTTGGCGAAGGTCGTACTGCCCAACATGGCTGGTGCGTTCGCTACGTCGACAATCTGATCGAGCGAGCCGCTAAACGTCATCGTTCCGTCAGTGGCGCGGCTAAATGTGCCGCCACCTGATCCCGCCTTCCACCGGTCGTAAGTATAGTAGCCGGATGCAATCGTCCCGCCGATCGAAGCTCGTTGATTGACCAGGAAATTGGAGTTGATGAGCAGATTCGCATTCGGCAAGGCTGCCGTACCACTCGGAAACGACACGAAGCCCGAATTGCAGTCAACCCGCAAAGCGTCTCGCCATTGGCTCCCATCCGGCGAAACTCGCAGACTAAAATCGTCGCTGCCGATCAAGCCCGTCTCAGCCCGTCCGCTGAATCCGCGCTGGTAGAGTTGAGACAGCACATTTCCGGCGTCAGTCTTGTTGAGGACAAAGCGCAGATCGCCTGTCCCGCCCTCCGCGGTCGTCAGGGCGCTGAACAGGGTCGCGTTCAATTTCGCCGCGATCCTGTTGAGATCGTCAGGGGCGGTGCCGATGCCAAGCCGCTCGGCGCGGCTCAGATCGCGCCCATAATGACCGAGATCGCGCCAGCTCACGCCGTCGAAAGCAAGGATGCGATCCTCGGCCTCGACATAGGCGCGCCACCCCGGACGCGGCGTGAAGAAACGCCAGACGCCGAGATCGAACAGCGCAATCTCGTTCTCGTGACCTGCAAAGACCCCGGCGCCGCCCGCTCCGACGAGATAGCGATCTCCCTCCTCCGGCCTAGCGGGCGCGCTCGTCCTGTTTTTCTCCTTCACCGCAAGATGCAGCAGCGCATCGAGAGAGGTGAGCGCTTCGTTGTGCGTGACATGTTTCTGCGCCTGCGCAGCTGCAAGCAGCGGCAGGGCCAAATGAGGCGTTGAAGACATTGATTGGCCTGTCGTGAGTGATGCAGCTGGGCCGCGCTAGAGGATCGAAACGGTCACATCCCGCTCGAAACCGCGTCCCGCCACTGTGCTGGTTTGCGCGATACGAACGCGCAGTGAGGTTTGCGCCGTGCCGAAATCCGCTGTTTCCTGCGCGGCGGAGTAGAGAACTGCAGGCTCGCTGCTGATGAGCGTGCGGCGCACGAGGTCGCCGCTCAGAATGTCGATCTCATAGAGCTCGGCATCTTCGCCGAGACGTATATCCGCGACATCCCAGGCATCCGCTTCGCGGCGCGCGCGGCGAATCCACGAGAGGCGAACGCCGTCACCTTCCCGCCGCGCCGCGACATGCACGGGGCTCAAGGGCTTGAGCGGATCGCGCCCGACCGTCGCGGCAATCTCCACGATTGCAGCATCCGCGTGATCGCGCCCGGCCGGGCCGATGCGGTAGCGCCAGGTCCGTCCGAGATCCTCAAGATCGGACGTAAGCGGCGTAATCGCCTCGTCGAGACGAACGATGAGCGCACCGGCTGGAACGGCGCGGGCGGCTTCCGCCTCGCTGTTTCCTTGACCGCGCAACAAACGCGACAACCGGTATTGGTGCTCGCCGAGCATCTCGGCCCGCGCAGCGGACAGAATTTCCCATCGCCCGTCGGTCCCTTGCAGGGCAAAAAGGTTTCCTCCCGCCAAAGCGGCTTCGTCATCGACGGAGCTTATCGCCCCGGAGGAGATTTCAATGTCGACGGTCGCTCGCGGGTCCCACCGCCATAGCGGACCCGGCGACAGCGCGCTTTTCGTCCGACCGATGAGCGCGGACAAATCGATGAACCGGTGCGCCGTGAAACTCGCGCCGTTGCCGGATCGCCAAACGGTCATGGCACCCGGCCACGGATCCGCTGCCACTGCAATGTATTGCAACGGAACCGGATCGCCCTTTCCTGCGGGGAGGTCGAGAACGACCGCCATCGGCTTGCCGGGAAGAGGCGGAGGACGGCGCACAGGCCGCGAAACCGCGCCGCTTCCGGGCGTCTCAAAGACCGCCGGCTCCACGGCTCGCGTCGAGACCTTCCGCGTAATGCCGTCAGCAACGCGCACGACCCGGTGCAGCTTCGGCCCCACATCGGTCGGAAGGGAGATGACATCGCCGGGTTCGACCTCGATGCGCCGGGGCGACAGTTCGAACTCCGCGCTTTCCCGTCCTGCCCACAGATCCTGCAGCCAGGTATCCGCCAAACGCTGCGCCTCTACGCGGCGAGTAATGACAGCCGAGTCCGCGCGCGACTCCCTGCGGCTCACGCCGGCGAGCCGGCGCGATGCCACGGCAGCCCGACGATAATCCCCGTCGCCTTCCGAGAAGCCGATCTCCACCTGTTGCGGCAGCTCCGTTTCCTGCGCACGCGTCAGTTTGAGCGACGGTTGCTTTTCGCCAAGAACAAAATCGTCCTTCGCGAGCACCGCCGCGACACGCCCGCCGCGTCCTCTCCACAGTGTGCCGCCACCGCTCGCAACCGCATCGACGCCGAAGAGACGCATCAGCGGCTCCAACGCCCCGCGGGCGGACATCGGGCGGTCGATGACATAGCCATCGACGAAACCATCGACCGGAAACGGCCCCGAAGCGTCGAGACCGAAATCTTTTAGGATCGCGGGGATCAAGCGATCGAGCGCGGCCCCTTCGAGGCGGCCGGTGACCCAGTGGCCTGTTTCCCAATTGGCGCCGTCCGCCCAGACCGCGTCGAAGTCCGGAAAGGCGGGGAACGGACGCGCATCCCACGCCCAGATATAGACATTCGCCGGATCGACCCTGAGGCCGCCATAGGACGACGATGTCGGATTGTCGGCGGTTGAGTGTCCCTTCTGCGCCGGATCGAAACGCGACAGAATGGCCTCGAGCGCGCGTGCTTGGACAAGATCGTCCCGCACCGCGCGCGAAAAAGGCGGATAGGCAGATTCCGACGATTTCGGATCGGGAAAGACGTTCGGGCCGTTCGGGCCTTTGTCCACGACAGGGACGCCGATTTCGGTAAGCCAGATCGGCTTCGATTTCGCTCTCCAGGCCGTGGTGCGGATCTCGACGCCGCCGACGCGCTCCACATGCGCGCTCGACCACCAGGAAACGAGATCCTTCGCACGATAGATCCACGGCTTGCCATAAGCCCCATCGGAAATCGTCGTGCGCCTTTGTGCGGCGCGGTCGGATGCGTTCGCGTAGTACCATTCGAACGCCTCGCCTGCTCCCAGCCTGCCGCGCAGATAGTCGACATCGTAGATGCTGCGAGCGATCTTGAGATCCGCGTGATCCGGCCCATCCCGCCAGTCGGAAATCGGCGGATAATAATCAATGCCGACGGCATCGATGGCCGAATGCGCGAAAAGCGGATCGAGCGGGAAACGTACCTCGTCACCGCCGTCGAGCACATGCGCGCCATATTCGGTCCAGTCGGCAGCGTAGACCAGTTTGGTCGCAGAACCGACAACGGCGCGCACATCGCTCGCCAATTGTTTCAGCGCATCGACGGCTGGATAAATTCCCGACGCCGAGCGCACCCGCGTAAGGCCCACCAGCTCACTGCCGATGAGAAAGCCATCGACGCCTCCAGCCCGCACTGCGAGATCGGCACAGTGAAGGATCAGACGCCGGAAGCCCCATTCATTCGTGAACCATTGGCCGACTTGCGTTCCCGCCGTGTTCGTCCCGTCTGGCGAACCCGCCTTCCCCGGGGCGGGATGGCACGTGATGCGCCCACGCCAGGGATAGGCGGCTTGGCCTGTCCCGCCATAAGGGTTCGGCAATGTGTTACCCGCCGCCACGTCCATCATGACGAAGGGATAAAGGACAACGTCGAGCCCTCGCGCCTTCAATTCCTTGATCAGGCGGATGACCGACTCGTCGGACGGCGTGCCGCCATAAGCCTGCGAACCGTTGACAGTCGAGACGGCCTTGGCGTCCTCACGACTAACGCCAGCCACCGACCACGTCGCGCCATCGGTGGTCTTCGTTGTCACATCGACACGCGGTTCGATGCGGCACGAGCCCGCGCGCAGGTCATCGCCGAACCAACTCACCACGAGCGAAACCCGTTTCAGATTCGGGCACAGCGATTGCAGCGCATCAAGGGAGGCCGCCACATCGCTTCCGCGCTGCAGCTGGTGGCGGTTCTCGGACCTCGTCTTGCCAAGGTCAAGAACTTGCGAGACCGGCAGCGTGTCGTATCCAAACTCGCTCGCGCCGGGGATCAGGCAGGCCGCGCGCACCATCGTGTTGAGGCCCGCGACCGGGCGCACGATCTCGAAGGCGAATTGCGGCACACGATTGCCGAAATCGGCCAAAGGCAACCGCTCGAACACCACATAGGCGAGCCCGCGATAGGCCGGAGCATTGTTAGCTCCCTCCTTCGCGACGATGAGCGGATCGGCGACCTGCGTCTCGTGGCCGCGGTGAACGCGCATCGTGATGGTGTTGAGATCGACCTCGCGCCCATCGGCCCAAACGCGGCGGATGAAGGCAATTTGCCCCTCGCACAGGCCGACTGCCAGATTGGCGTAGTAGGAATAGGTCGTGGTGACGGTCTTCTGCCCCTGGCCGCCCATCCCCTTTCCGCCCTGGCTACCAGAGCGGTCGGATGTGGTGTTCGCCACTTCCTCGAACCGCGTCGCCCAGATGAGCTGTCCACCGATCCGCGCTCGGCCATAGATGCGAGGGATCGGCGCGCCCTCCGACGAGATCAGGCCATCCATCTCGGTGAGCCGCGGCCCCTCGACCATTTTCGGCGTATCGGAGCCGCTCAGAAGCGCATTGTCGATAGCCGCTCCCGCAAGACCGCCGAGCGCGCGACCGGCCATGGCCCCGAGAGGCCCGCCGATCATTCCGCCGACCACCGAGCCAACTGTTTGAAGAACGATTGTGGCCATTGCTGTTATCCAGGAAATCGAAACGCATAAACGAGATGCCGCCGCCACCAAGGGCGAAACGCCACCTCTGCGACGCAGGCACCGTCATGGGCGTGAACAATTGTGTCTTCGGAGGTCGCGATGGCGCAGTGCTTCGCCGGCAGGTTGTCGCGCCAGCGGAACAGGAGCACGTCCCCGGCGCGATGCCTTGGCAATCGGCTTCAATGAGATGCCGCCGCGCGGCCGCGACGAGCATATCCGCGCCCGACTCTGCCCAATCGGGCGAGTAAGGCGGCGGTAATTCCGGCTCGGCACCCATGACGCCTCGCCACACCCCGCGCAAAAGCCCGAGGCAATCGCAACCGACGCCTTTCAGCGACGCCTGGTGGCGATAGGGCGTACCGATCCATGATCGCGCCTCGGCAACGACACGGAAAGAAAAAGACTGACCGGACATCACTTGAAGAAGCTTCCGCCGTCCAACCCCGGCTCGCCTTGGCGCGGCATGCGGATGATGAAATCGTTACCCGGCATGTGAGGAAAGCCACGGAAGTTCACGGCGTTCTTGAACTTGTCACGACAGGTTGTGTGAATCTTGTCGCATCCCGCCGTGACGCGGAATTTGTCGCCGACCGCGATGGCCTGCGGCGCACGCTGCCAGAGATCGAATTCGTCGGTCCCGCTCACCGCGCGGTGAACTTTTACCTCGACGGAGATCCCCTTGTTCGCGCCGCTCGTCCAGGTCAGATGCCCGCCCGTGCACCAGCCATCCGCAAAGCCGATACCGGAGGCTGCAATCACGAGCGCGCTATCCGTGCGCGTCACCGTGCCGTTTCCGGTATAAGTCGACGAGGAAATCTTGACGCCACACTTGGCATCGCCGAGATCTGCCGAACAAGTTGCGCGAAACAGGCGGCCCCGCTCCTCGTCGAAGCGGTGCATTGCCCCCTTACCTCCGCGACAAAGGTCCCGTCCGCACGGCGGATTTCGCCGATGGAGCCGACATCGAGCAGAATCCGGTCGCCCACGTTCTCCCAGTTGACGAGCCAGGTTTCGACGCTCGCATCGTCATAGAGTCCGGAGGAAATATCGTCTTCCGTCAGCCCGGCGGAAACGAGCGCACCGGAAACCTCGCCGCCGCCTACCGCGAAGCCAAGTTCGGCCGTCGCTTCTGCGGCCTCGAGGCCGGACCGCGCGGCAAACGTGGTGGCGCCGAAAGAGAGATCGCGATCATGATCCGTGAAACCGAACGTCGTTCCGTCGCGGCGGATCAGTTTCCAGCAATGGCAAAGCGTCGTCACCCCGTCAGCGAGATGTGTGACGAGGCCGGAAGGAATATTGCGCATGATTTTTAAAGAAACTCAGGGAATGATTTCGATCAGCGGGACTTTTGGAATCTCGCCCGCCTCGAAAGCCGACAGATCGATGTCGAGTTCGTCCGTGTCGAAGCGGACCGGAACATCGAACGCATAGCCCGCCGTGATGGCCGCGCCCGCCGGCGGCGCCACGGTGAACGTGACAAGGCCCGACGCCGGATCGCAATTGAAATCAGGACCGACCGTCTGCTCCACACCGTTCAGCGCAACCCGCACCGTTCCCCCGACAGGTTTGGCGATGGCGCGCTGATAAGGCGCATAGGACGTGCCGTAGGTTTTGGTCAGCTGAAAGCCGCGCGTCGTGCCGTCGCCTGTCCCAACGCGCTGATCGAGCGCCGTAGGCTCTTTGGAGGGTGCACCGGAGCGCCAATCGGTCCTGTCGCGAAAGCGAAAACCGATCAGCCGTCCGCGTCGCTCTTCGAAAAAGACGATCACCGCATGAAGCGCATCGGTGCTGCGCACGCCAAGTCCTGCATCATAACGGCGGCGCGATTGCGCCCAGCGACTGTTGCGATGCTCGCGGCCCGACGCGAGCGTGACGATGTCGGTTCGCCGCACCGGCCCACCCCGGCTGCCGAGGCTGACGTCGAGCGGAAAGCGGACCTCGTGAAAATCGGAGGCCATGGTTCATCCTTGATTGCTGTGAAACGAAAAAAGCGGACGCGGCGTTGTGACCGGAGCGCCCTTTCGCCGACGGGAGATTTTTGCGCCATGAGCAAACCATCCGACGACCTCGAGGACGATTTCCCCAACCAGGCCGACCGCATCGCGCGCCTGACGGCGAACAATCCGCACTTCGCGCGGCTTCTGGAAAAGTATCGCGAGCTCAACCACGCCATTCACGCGCTCGACACCCATCTCGACCCCAAGGCGCAGGATGAGGAGGAGGCGCTGAAGATGAAGCGCGTCCAGATCAAGGACGCGCTTGCCGCTATTCTGGCGAAGGAGAGCGCCTAACCGCTCACATGCCGCGCTGACCGCGCGCCACAGCGCGGGCGAGCGCTGCGGAAACCTGCGCTTCCGAGCGGCGAAAACTGTCGGCGTCTGGCGTCGAGACATGGACGGTCACCGCAACGGGCCGTCCACCTCCGCCAGTGCGGACACCGAGGCGCCCATCCGGCCCGCGCGCCAGAGGCATCACCGCCTCCGCGCCCTGCTCACCCATGAGGCCGAGGCCGCGCCCGAGCGGAAAATAGGTCGGCGCGCCGATCACCCCGCCTTGCGCAAACGGCATCACCATGCCGCGGGAGAACACGCCGCCCTGAGCAAAGGGAGATGGCGCAGCAGCCGCACCGGCTCCCGATCCAAAGATGGAGCCAACGATTGACTCGAGCCCCTTGGCAAGGCTGGAGAACAAGCCACTCCCCAAGGGCAACGACGATTGCGCCGGCCCTGCCGTCAAGTCCCGCGCGCCTTGGCTAAGCGCGATCTGAAGCGGCCCGAGCGCCATACGTAACCCTGTTTCCACAAGAGATCGGCGCATCGACTTTAGAACATCATCGAATTTTTTCCCTTCAGCGATATTCTTCGCAAACGCTTTGGCGAGGGAGCCGCCGAATTTATCGGAGAGCCCGATGAGAGTACTGAGTTGGCGCCTCCTGTCGTCGTCCTTGTCGAGTTCGCTACCGGCGGGTTTCTTCGGCTCATTCAAAGTTTTCTCTCCAAAAATCAGATTGGTTCCGGCCCTGCTGTCAGTAACCCTGCTGGCCGGATGTTTAAGCGACACGTCGACAAGACCTGTCTTCAAGACACCCGGTATGAGCGACGCTCAGTGGAGCCGGATCGACAACGAGTGTACGTACGAAGCGGAAAAGGCGACTGCCTCTGCGGGACCCAGAACACCCATCGCCGACACGTGGAGAAGGCTCTACGTCATGTGTGCCGAGTTGAAAGGAGCGAAATTCGTCGGGCGGGTGACCATGCCTAACGAGAAATGGCGAACGATATCTATGCAATGCAAGGAAGAGGCTAAAGCCGCAATCACCAAATATCCTGCGTCACGCATACGCGACGAACTCAAGGAGGATTTGGAACTGGAATGCCTTGAGCGGCAAGATGCGGAATTTCGGAAGTCTTATTAGTTTGATTTAGCCGCGGCGAAGAACTCGCCGAATTTGGCGGACAGCCCAATGAGGGTATTGAGCTGGCGCCCTCTATCGTCGATTGCGGAAGCAGGAATTTAAGAACGTTTACTTGTCTGGTCAAAGTGAGCGATGGCAGGTTACTGAATCAGTTCGTCCCGCCACCGCCGAAAGCTCCCGGAGCTAAGAGATCATCATCGCCGGTTGGTCAGCAGAGACGCGGCGATGAGAGCTGTCGTGCGATCTTCCCCAGCCGCGTCAGGTAGCACTCCAGCCGGTCGGACGGTACACACCTGAGTTTACCCAGTTATTCCGAACCAGACCGCCAATATAGCTGGCTTGCAGCATCGTTGTGCTTGCGGTGCCGTCGTTATCCAACGATACGCCAGAGGTTGCGCCGATCGAATTAAAGGCGAGGTGGCAAGTCTGCGCCTGCGTGAGGTTAATATAATTGACCGCCTCGGCGGCAATCCGGATATTGACAGACTTGACCGTCGAGGTGCCGGAAATCTGGAGACCGCCCGAAGCAGCTCCGGTGCCTCCTGCCGGGTAAATACCGCCGCCGGTCCACGTGAGGCCCTGAACGCCTTTCAGTACCACGCTGTAACCCGAGGAGCCAAATACAGCGACGTTGCGAAGCGAAAGGACACGGCACCCGGTCGCCGGAGTGGCCTTGGCCGTGCCATCGACATAAAGCGTTGTCTCATGCGTATCGCTGCCTCGGGTTGTGAGATAAAGATCTTCCAGCGTGATCGAACCCACGGCACTGGTCGCCGTCGACTTGATAGAAATAAGAGCTCCCGAGGACGTTCCGACTTCCGACGCGACGCCAATGCCACGCAGAGTGGAACCATTGCTACCAGCGGTAAAGCTCAGTAGCCCTTTACCTGACGTCCCATTGTAGTCTCGAATAAACGACGTGGCGTTGAGCCCATCGCCTTCTAGAACGACAGGAAAGTCGATATCGGCCGGCTGACTGCTGAATCGATAAATACCCTGCGGGATATAACCATGCTTGCAGGGTCCAGCTCTAAGCGCGTTCATGAAATTTTGCCACGCAGTGCTGACCGAAGCCACTCCGGTCTTATCCGGACCGAAGTCGTCAAAGCACAGAATTTCTCTCAACTTGAGATCGAGCGGCCGGGGAATGGCGCCAACCTCAGGGACGGTATTAATAACTTCAGAACTATTAATCGTCATTTTAACCTCTTACATAGGATCGAAAATACTAAGAGCCGTGTCTATTCGTAGCCGTGTCTATGCGTCTGGAAACACCTCCATCAATCGCTTGAGATCGCTTCCCCCCGCTGGCGTCATCCGCCGCCCGCCGTTCAGCCCCGCCCAAGCGGCCATCAACTCGCGCGGCGTGGCGTGCCAGAATTCGGATGGAGTCCACCGCAGAACACTCAAGCCCAGCGCCATGGCATCTTCCCACGGGAAGGCCTGGGCTTCGCTCAAAGGCCCTGCGGTTGCGGAGGGTTTGGCGATGGGGCCGCTGCTCCGAAGGTGGCGACGAGAAGATCCGCGATAGCAGCGGCGACCGGCTCGATACCGTCGTGCAGCGGTAAGGCCGCGACATCCGCATCCGATACGTCATGCCCGCCGCCACGCAACGCCACTGCGAGGATTGCGAGCAGATCGCGGCTCGACAATCGTCCCGTGCTAAAGCGTTCGGCCAGCGCCAGGAGATCCTGCACGCCGAAGGCATCTTCCAGTTCGGCAAGCGCGCCGAGCGTCAGGCAGAGCGTGTAGCAGCCGGAACCCAGTTGCAGCGAAACCTCGCCGCGTCGTTTGTTCGCCATGATGCCACTCACCTTACAGCGCGACGAAGGTCAGTGCGCCGGCGGATTCAAACGCCATGTCAAACGTGACTTCGCCCGCGTGATCGCAGCGATATTCGAGGCTCGTAATCTGAAACGGACCTTCAATGCGGCCAAAATCCGGCACGATGATCTGGTAAGTCAGGATATCTCCGTCGAAGAACACCTGGCGCATCCGCGCATCCGAGGCCTCGTCCTTGAAAATGCCCGACCCGGTGATGCCGGCACGGCGCACGCCGACGCCGGCGAGCAATTCACGCCAGCGCCCCACCGACTCTGCGTGGGTCACGTCAACCGTTTCGGCATTGAAGGCGATCTGGCGCGTGCGCAGCCCCGCGACGGTAACGAATCCCGTGCCTCCGTCGCTGATTTTGATGAGCAGGTCCTTGCCCTTTTGAGCAGGCATAAGAGTCTTTCCTTTGGTGCAAGTGTTTTTGAACGATCGCTCACGCGACTTCCGTCACAGCGCGCAGGCGGATCGTGACGCGGACGAGCTGCGTGTCCTTGTCACGCTGGGAAGCGATCTCGGCCACGCGCAGATTGACGAGGCGATGCCCCTCAAGCGTCAGCGGAGCATCGTCGAGAAGAGCCGCGAGACGCTCCGCCGTCGCCAGTGCGGCACGCGCGCTGCCTCTCTCAGACCAGACGACGAGATCGAGCCTCTGCTCATGACCACGATCGAAATCCGTCGACCAATCCGCCGCTTTGACGTCGCCGAAAAGCGCGTAAGCCGGCGTGGCGGCGCGGGGCGGCTCGTCGAAAAGACGAACCGAGCCGCCCATGAGCGCCTTCAACTTCGCGTCTGCTTCCGCCACATCGAGAATGGCGCGGCGAAGCGCAAGCACCGGGCTCGCCATGCGCTGATCTCCTCGACGAGGCACACCAGGTCCCGCCGCGCCCCGTCCGGATCGGAAGCGGTGCGGATCGCGAAACGGCGCAGGCCCGATGTCAGGCGCATCGCGCCGGTCACGCCTTCGCGATAGCGCAGGGTGATCTTGTGGGTCAGGCTTTGCTCGGGCCGTCCGGCGCGAATGCGCTCGGTGCCGGAGAGCATTTCCATCGCACCCCAGATCTGCGGGCCGGCGGCATAGGAGCGAATAACGCCGCCGAAACCGCCGGGTCGCTCGAGCGGCAATTCGAGAACGAACCGGCGCGCACGCGCGCCGATGGACAATGATTTGATTTTCATGAAACGAACTCGAAAAATCTAGAGGCGCGGACGCTGAAACGGCGCGATCAAGGCCAGCGCTTCGGCCGGCAAGGTCTGGTCGCCCGCGACATCGCCCCGGTTCTCGAACCAGCGGGCGACGAGGATCTTGATGGCAAGACGCAGCGGGTCCGGAACATCGTCAGATGCAACGCCGTATCCCGCGCGAAGATCGATGATGATGCCGTTTGCGGCCCGCTCCGGCGCGGCGGTGGCGGTGAGACGCGGCGGATCGGCAAAAAGATCGGCGTCGATGACTTCCGCAGAGACTTCGCTCGCTGTGCCCGCCGCATCAAACACACGCACGCTCTCGATCGACAACACGGGAGACAGCGGCAGCGGAACCGTCCGCCCTTCCGGCCATCGGTCGAGCATCAGGCGCCAGCCCTGCGCGATGAGAATGCGACGCGCGGCTGCCTCCACCATGAGACGCGAAGCCTTGATGAGTCCCGCGATCAGCTCATCCTCGGCATCGTCATCAACGCGCAGATAGGCTTTCATCTCAGTGAGTGTCACCGGCTCGACGGCCGGACCGTCGATGAGTATGGGATGCAT